AGCCAACATTCAGTATCTGCATAATTACTATAAGCCTTTGGATTTCTGTATTGTAGACGAGGGGCATAAGATTAAAAATCCCATGTCTAGGATTGGGAATGTTATACACTATGTTCCATTCAAATACAAATACGTCCTGACTGCTACCCCTCTCCCCAACACCCCGTTGGAATCTTATAACTATTTAAAGTTGGGTGGTAAGGTCAATATAAACTGGTTTGATTTCCGTAACCGCTATGCTGTTTGGGGTGGCAGAAAGAATAAAGAAATCATTATGTACCAAAGAATAAGTGAGCTACGAAGAGTTATACAGAAGAACATGCTTCGTAGATTGAAGAAAGATAAACTGAAAGAACTTCCTGATATTGTTTTCAAGACTATTCCTCTTGGAATGTCTGCTAAACAGCGAAAACTTTACGATGCTGTGAAAAAAGAGATACTTGAAGATTTGAAAGACACTTCATTAAAGAAAGTACCAGCAGCACTCGCTAAACTGCTAAGATTACAGCAGATAACAAACTCACCTGCCTTAATTGGTGCAGATGAAGTTGAGAGTTCTAAACTTCAGGCTCTTGATGAACTGCTTGAGAAGATAATTGATGAAAGTAATCAAAAAGTTATTGTTTTCTCAAGGTTCAGAACAATGACAGAGATTTTAAAAGAACGGTATAAAAAGTACAATCCTGCTGTGATTCATGGTGATGTTGACGCTAATGGTAAAACAGAAAATGCAGCAGTTAAAGCAGCTATTAGGGAAATTGGCAAAGAAGCGTGGCTGGCACTTCCAGAGGAAGAGAAGCGTAAACTCACAGAAAAATATATGTCTTCTGATAGACAAAAAGAAGTTTATAAATTCCAGCAGGACGATACCTGTAAGCTGTTTATAGGTTGTGCCCCTGCTTGTCGAGAAGGGCTAACGCTAACAGCGGCCACCCACGTTGTTTTCTTGGATTGTGAATGGTCTCCTGCATATGTGGAACAGGCTTACAGCAGAGCGCACCGAATTGGTCAGAAAAATGCTGTTACAGTCTACTACCTTGTATGTGAAGGGACCATTGATGAATTTGTGCAGAGAGTGCTGCAACGTAAAGAAGCTATGGCACAGACAATGCTTGATGAAGGTATTGATGAAACAGTAGGTCGTGAAAGAGCAAGAGAACTTATCGCTGAAATGATAGGTGAAGAAGTACCCAGGGTGACATAACCCTGGGTCAAAATTAGGGGGTGTTTTAATGGTAATAGGAATTATTCAAGGAGTCCCTATTCAAGAAGGAAATTATGTGTACTTATCTGATTGGCTTGAGCAAAATGGTTACGATATTGAGAATAAAACAGAACCTGATTGGTCCGATGTTATTAAACAGTTTCATTTGTGGTGCCTCGCTAATAATCTGAAAGCTAAAGAAATCTAACACAAAAAGTAAGCTAAATGGTATAATAATATAATTATTCGTAGGAACAATTGGTAGTAAAAGTCTAACTTCTTTTAACCCCCTGTTAGGGGATTATTTTTTTAATTCAAATGTTCTTTAACTTTCATTGAGGTTTCTTCGTATAACGAAAACGTAAGAAAAAACCTTAATGAAAGGATGATACCGTTGAAGAAACTTGTTAGTGTTGTAACAGATAATGCCTTTGAGGATGGCCTGGATGAAAATCTTTTGAAAGAATACTATGAAAGAAACGAACGCAAAAAGAAAGATGAAGCATGGTTGAAGAAGTATAGCCCAATTATAAAAGCGGCTATGGAAAAGCAGGGTAAAAGCAAAACTGTTGTAGGCAATATTAAAGTGTCAATTTCGGTTCCCGATACATCTCATTTTGATATGGATAAGGTTCTTGAATATCTTCAGAATGGAAATGTACCCTCAGCAGTATTTGAAAGAACAACAAAAACTGTTGTAGATGAAGACGCTCTTACTGCTGCTGTTGAGGAAGGAATTATCAATCTGGAAGAACTGAAAGCCCATGCTTGGGTTGAATCTCATGGAACACCACGTCTAACGGTATCTTTTGTTGGTGATAAGAGTGAGTAGGCTTTATGTTAATTGTAAAGTTATGGTCCACCCCTCCCACTCCCTCATATTTGCAAAACGGTGGGGCTATATTGAAGAGATTCACCCCAACGATAGTCTACCAATTAAAGTAAGATTTGATGGTCTGAGGTTGTTATACGGGTTTTCACCTGAAGAATTGCTATCAAAACATGAAGTAATAGAATGGGAAAAGAAAAATACAAGAGATTACTGCTCTAAATGCGGTAAGGATATAACAGGTGAATACAGCTATTTGTGTGAAGATTGTTCTTTCCCCATATTTAAGGAGGAATCTTTATGAATGATAAAACAACATATTGCTTTTTAGATTTTGAAACTACTGGTCTTGATTATCGAAAAGACCAGATTATTGAGGTTGGTATTATAAAAACCAATTCAAAATTTGAAGAAATAGATTGTGTAAATTTTTTCGTACAGCTTGAAGATGGAAGGTTTCTCCCCTCCCCTATTATCGAATTGACAGGAATTACGAAACGAGACCTCGATAGTGGAATACCTCTTCGTATCGCAAAAGAAGCTATCGCTCGTTTTATAGGAAATTCTATTGTGGTTTGCCATCATGCTGCTTTTGACCTTGGTTTTATCCACGATGTTATTAAACCTGATTTTTACTGCACAAGAACTATACACTGTATATATCACCCAGATGAAAGCCATACGCTTATTAATATATCAAAGAAACTAGGATTTCCTAATAAAACACAACATCGAGCGTTAACAGATGCTGAAAACACTAAAAAATTGTTTAAATACTTTGTACAGAATATCGGTGAGGATGGGATAAAAGTATTTAAGAACAAGCTTATTTATATGCCAGACAGACCATATAGGTACTTACCTGATAATGCTGTATTGATGACTTAATTAAATGGTGAATGCATTGAGAAAAGCAGTATTAAAGGAGGATTGAATATGGCTAAGGTGACAGAAATAAGAGTCGGTGCAAGGTTTGTTAAAAACCTCGGTAATTATCAATCATTTGCCCCCGAAGCCAGTGTAACGATAGTACTTGAAGAAGGTGATGACGTAAACGAAGTTTACGCTAAAGCCTGGGATATGGTGGGCGACCAGATTGCAGAACAACTTAAACTTTTTGAAGAAGATTCAAAGAGTGGCATTACGAGAGGGTTAAAATAATAACCCTCTCCGTATCTGAATTAAACACATTATAAACCGTGGTTTAAATTTAACAAAGATTGGAGGAATGTATGTGAGTAAAGCACCACCCAAAATCAAGCGTTGTTTTCGTGGCGAGATTTATTATGCTGACCTGTCTGGTTTACATGTCATAGGTTCTGAACAATCAGGTACAAGACCAGTTATAATTATCCAAAATGACGTAGGAAATTACTACTCCCCCACTGTTATCGTAGCAGTAATAACATCATCAGAACTTAAATCTGAAAAGAATATACCTACACATTTGAACATAAACCTTTTTCGTCCTTCTACCATTATGTGCGAACAGATTATTACTATTTCAAAAATGCGTTTGCGTGAAAAAATCGGACAATTGCCTCCAAATCTAATTGCGGAACTCGATGAGAAAATAATGATTAGTCTAGGTTTAGCAGAAGGGTGGAAAAGACATGAGAGAATTGGTTGAACTTTTAATATCAGAACTTAATGATGTTCATGATATGTTGAATCGAATACTCTGTTCTGATTTCGAAACCATTGATGAACTAAAGTCCACAATTAGCGAAGTAGCTATTTTTGTTGCCACAATCCAGACTGATGCTAAAGATGTTTTAGATAACTCTTAAGTCGTAATAATTTTAGTGCTAAAGGAGGCAATTGCTTATAGAATTTAACATAATCAACGACAGAAGTCACCCACTTCTATAAGTGGGTGATGAATGTCGCTTGACAAATTCATCTTAGTATTAGCCATGTAATTGGTATATCTGGGGATGGAGCAGCCCTTTGAGCGTGGGTAATCTGGTAGCAGAAGCTATCTTGACCACGAAGCCCCCACCTCTACAGGTGGGGGTAGTTCACGTTCAGCCACTTTTCTACCGTTTGAAGATGCTTGTTACAAAGCCAATAAGTTAAATGAAAATGGAAAGCGTTGTGAAGTTATCCCTGTACTGTTAATAGTTGATGATTGACTATAGAACAATACGAACATATTTATGTACTACTTATTACGGTCAGGCCCCCTCCACATGTAAACAACGGTTAGGATTTCCCTAACCGTTATTTTTGTTTACTCTACCTCAGTATTTTCTGTATCTTGCTCAGGAGTTTCAATTAAGATAGGTGAAATGACTGCTTCTTTATCAATTGAACCCTCAATGAAGATGTAAGCAAGCACAGCCGCCAGCGAACTAATTAAAGAAACCACCTGGACAATTAGATTATCCCCTGCACCAAGATAAGTTAGAATAGACGTAATAACACTGGTGAGCATGGCAATAAATTTACGACTGGTAAACTTTTCAATTAGATACTTAAAATCCATAAATCGTCCCCCAATCTATCTGAGATTATCAATTTTCTTAGACAATTCATCAATCCTCTGCATGAGCTTCATGAAAGCTCTATTTACTATTACAGCAGTTTCTGCTCTTGTAATAGGTCTTTCTGGCTCAAATCTCTTCGTTCCGTCCATATTGTTGATACCAGACACAATGTTGTTATTGTACAAATTCATGATGTCAGCATTTGCCCAATATAGTTGACCGTTAGGGAGAACCAAGTCTACAAATACGGTACCAAGTTTTTTCATGGTTTCCATAAGAGCCTCCAACTCCTTCTTTATTTTTTCCTTTTCTTTATTTACAGTAAAATTAAGGGCTTCTGCGAAAAATTTCTCTCTGTCTATTCCACTACCAGGACATGTCTTACCAGCGTTGGGATGATCTCTATGGAAATGTGGTTCTAGCTTCATTTCCTTAACCATGAACTCTGTCATTTCATATATAGCTTCTTTTTGAGCTTCTGTCATTTTGTCATGGCCGATATCGAAATTTCCTACCATTTCAACGGAGATAGCCCCATCATTCCAACCAGAAATAGATGCGGGGTTCTTATTCAAATCTCTTCCTAACAACCACACCCCATCTGGAAACAGTGTAAAGTGTTGAGCTATATCCGACCACCCCCTCGTATTCATGTGGTAATTCCTCATAGCTGTCTGCAGGGCGTCATGATTTTTACCATTGAAGTCAGAATAATCTGGCTCCCATGTATGGTGTATATGCCACTGTTTCAGTTTTCTAGTAAATTTGAATTTTCGAATATATTCTATAAGCTCTTTAGTTGTATACTTTATATAAGCCATAATATTCTCCCCTTCTATATAGTGCTTTGGTTGTTAATGTCCTTATCACTATCGTCAGTAGAATCACTGTCAGCCCCTTCTTTTTTCAGAATATCTTTTTCCTTCCTACGAAGGATAGGAAGAAGCCATCCAACATAGTCTTTGTGTCCTGCATCAACTAAATTTTCAATGCAACTCTGACATTCCCTGAGAAACATAACAGAATAAACTAAAGAGCCTAAGAATACTGCTACACCTGCTACTGGAACAACCCTCGCTGAAAGCCCACAAAGGATCATTAATACAAGAAAACTTATCAATTTCTTCTTAGTGCCTTCAAAGAAGTTGTCTGATTTTATTGCACCTGCCTTTATAGCTTTTAAAAATGAACCGTATGGTTTTTTCAAGGCATAATACTTGGTTATGATGTCTAATATCATCGCCCCACCTACTGCACAGGCAGCAGTAATATAGGCTTTATCAGGGAATAGAACATATGAAATACATGCCCATATAGTAGAAAGAAAGAGAGATATTTGAGGTTTAACTTTTGTGAAGGCCGATAAAAAATAGTCAAAGCTTTCACTCAGATCATCGATAAAGTTTTTCATACTGTCAACCTCCCACTCTCCCCCTTTTCTTTATATAGATTAGACAGTTTAAAATGATATCTATCTGAACCATCAATCTTTGTTTTTATCGGTATAACCTTTAATTAAGTTGGCTATTTTCTTTATGATTCTACTTACACGCATTTGAGAAATGTTCTGTTCCTTTGCAGTCTGTGTCTGAGAGAATCCATTTAATTGAGACTTTAAAACGTTTAGTTCCACTTCGGACAGTTTATTTCTAATAGAATCTATAATTGAATCAATATACACCTTGTTTACAACAATATCTTCAATGTTGTCTAGTGATTTGTCCTCTAAATCCCAGTTGTGATTATTGTTATCTTTCACTTGTTCATCCAGATACTTTACAGGTTTGCCTACCTGAAGAACTTTACTTATTTTATCTTCATCTTCGTCTAAAAGCATTGATAGCTCTTCCACAGAAGGTGTATATCCCAGGTCCTTTTCTACTTTCTTTATATCATTCAGAAGAGCGTGGGCGGTTCTTGTAAGCCGTATTATATTTGCACTATCTCTCAAGTAGCATCTGATTTCCCTTACTATCGCTGTTACTGCAAATGATGAGAATTTAATGCCTCTATTAGTGTCAAATGCTTTAATAGCTTTTATAAACCCCATCCTCCCCAACTGAAGGATGTCGTCTTTTTCAATACCATAGTTACTGGCTATAGCTTCTGGTTTTCCTATATACTTATGAATTGCGTACCATATCATGTTTTCATTTGCAATCATAACCTCTCCCAGGTAGTCAGGGTCTACTTTGCAACGTTCAATATTTTTCATATCATAAAGAGAATAATAGTTACTGTCTTTCTTCAAATTCTCCTGTATGCGTTTCGTTATCTCTACCATCGAACGACCTCCTGTTGAAAGAGGGCGGCGAACCGTCCTCATTTATTTTCTTTTTCCCTGAATTCTATCTTTCAAAGGTTTTGTCATCCTGGCATGGACCGACCTGACCGCAGGTATCACCATAGGTTCCTTTGTGTACGGATTCTTACCTTTCTTCTCAGAAAGGTTCCTCACGAAGAAGTTAAAAAAGTTGCTTATTTTAACATCATTTCCTGCACAGAGATTGTCTGACACAATTTTGAAAATATCATCAATTCTTTCTGCGGCCTCTGTCTTCGTAATACCTTTCTTAGCAGCATAATCATTAACCAAATCTTTCTTATAGACTGTCATCTTGTAATTCCTCCATTCTTTTTTCTATAAGATTGTTCATTTCTGTGCTTATCTCGTTAACTTTTCTTAGATAAATACCTTTTGCTGTACCCCTGGATACTCTTCCTATACCTTGGTTATAGGCCGTTATAGCCGTTTCTAAATCCAGGCCGTAATCATCTCGTAGGTCAGCAAGGTATTTTACCCCAGTCCTTATATTTGTTTCTGGGTCAAATAAATCCTCTCTGGTCACACCATATGGTTTTGCGGTACTTGGTTTTATCTGCATGATACCGATAGCATCGCTATGAGATACTTCATCTTTATTGAACTCACTTTCAAACCAAGCCATTGCTATTACAGTAATATAAGGCAGATCATTCTCTTTACTGTAATCAACAAACCATTTAGAGTATTGCTGTATTTCTTCTTCTGAAAGTTTTACATTAGCATAAGGATTGTTTGTATATTCTTTTACTATCTCATATGCCAAATCGTAATCTGTTATAGGCTTTGGTGTTGGAGAAATATCAAGTGTTTGAGTCGGTAATGGTTCATCAATTAGTAAAGGCTTGCTTTCCTCCTTAATTGATGTTTCTACACAAAAGATTTCGTTCTCATGAGAGACTTCTATAGCGGGAGAATTAAAAGCATAAAATATTGAAAATATAAACAGTACAAATGGGAAAAAGCGGTTAACTTTCATTGGTCAAAAATACAAGCCTTACGATATCCATTACCATTTCATGTACTTCAGCAGGATTTACATTTGCATCTATTACATATATAAGCTGGTCTTCTCCATCCATTTCTGATAGCTTTTTTGCTAATACAAGATAAGCCACTCTTGCTCTATTTAGGAGTGAAGAATCCAATTCATGCTTATCCAGTTCTTGCAGATTGCAGCTTTTTGACTTTCTTTTATATGATGTTTCTGCTGTTATATCCAAAACAAATGTTAAATCTGGTGTAGGAAGTCTTTTTTGCATTTCTTTAATCCAGTTTATATCAATACCTTTAGCCAATCCAAAAGCTAGATTTGATAGTGTGAATCTATCAAAAATTAGAAAATCGTAGTTTCGGAATGAACCAAGTGTTTCAAGAAAATCATATCTATCAAGTTCGAGTAACCCATGCAGTGTTTCATCACTCATAGGTATCTCTTTCTTCAATCCTTTTTTAATAAGTCTACCAATTTCAGTCTCATATCTAGGAAATGAAACTGTTGCAACTCTAAACCCCATCTCTTTTAACTTTGAAGTTAAAACTCTTACTTGTGTTTCCTTTCCACTTGCATCTATACCTTCAAAGCATATAATCTTTGGTCTATTACTCATTTGTGAACGCCTCCAATTGATAGTATTTATAGTAATCCACCCGCCCACCCTACCATTGTATTCACTTCCTAATTTTCATTATCAACACTAATTAATCTAGTAAAGTATTCTTCGACTTTTTTATCATCTGCGGCTAATTTTTTAATAAACTGCATCCAATCATCAGTGCAAACATTTTTTGCAAAAGACGCACTCATTGCTTTATAAATCACGTATAAACCTTGTGCTACACCTAAAAGATAATACTTATACTCAGGAGATTCTTTAAAAAATTCTATATGAAGTTTATCTAATTCAGTTTGTTTATAGTATTTGTTTAAATCTTTAACATCCATAGGACACATCACCTTTAATTGAACCTCTCCCACTTATAGAATTGGGAGATTCTCGCTTCATCTCATCCGACATTCTACTTTTGAGTTTTCTATTTCTTCACCTAAAATGCCAAATTCTTTCATCATTTGTTCGTGTTGTGCGTCTACAGTATTTTGACTATAATATCCAGGAATTTCAGATATACTGTTTAACCTTCCTTTCCTTTTTTGAGAGAATTGTCTATTTCTTTGAATATTTCAGTTAACCTTTCTTTTTGAAATACCCTTATCTTTTTAATCGGTTTAAAATGTCTTGTAAAAATTATATTACCAATTTTATCCCAAACTTCTTCGGGTAAATTGATATATAATTCTCTTTTATTAGGCTCATAATCTACTTGAAAATTATCGTTCATAAAATTGTGGCTGTGGAGACACGTGACTTTAGTCATGTGAGGAAACAGCCACATCTATCCTCCTTTCCCATAATAGTAA